AACACCCATTAAAGAATGATAATGTCCTTGTACGCAACTCATACCCATACTTTGTGCTAATTTTAAAACATCTGCTGTTTTACCATGACAGAAATAAACTTTTCCTAAAGGTGTATCTATTGTTAAATCATCATGCCAAACCCAACCTTTATTTACTTCTAAAAAATCATTATATTTTTTTATATATGCTTTTGGGATACCATGTTTAAATGCTCGTCTAAAAACTAAACTACCATGATTAGAGTCTAGTA